GCTCGACTCACCAGCAATGGCAGTAATACGATTGCTGCTAACCCCGCCAAGAATAGACCCACTAATGAGTCCATTAAAGATGTAGGATCCGGTGTCAATGAATCTTTCAGTCTCATCAATGTCTGACGCAATTTGCGTGTATTCATCTCCTATCTCTTTTACTATTTCTTTTAAAAAGTCCATACTATTCTGTAATGTCGTATTCAATGATTACTGTTTTAGATGACTTACCCATACTATTTCCATAGGAACTATAAGTAATCTTACCGTTTAATTGTCTTGCGATATCATCAAGTTCCTGTAGAAGTTCCTTTTCAAGATCATCTGTAGGATCGTAGTGTTTATCTATTTTCATGCTACCATTCCATATTTTTCACGAAGAATCTTTTTGTATGGCCCTCCGGGATTTGCATCCATCACTTCTTGAACTAACTTCATCTTGTCATACAAATCACCACACTTATCTTCACTCTTTCGACATTTCCACAGTGCAGTAACTATGTAGTCGAACTCTTGCCTGTCAATAGGTAAATCCATTATGTAAAAAATAGTTCAAGGTTTACAGTTTTTTCGACATTCCACCCAATCGCATCAAGTATTGCTTTGAGTGGTTCAACGAAACTCTTCTCAAATTGTAGATCATAATCTATGTACTTGTCAAGTCCAAGTTCATGTGGAAAGTCTTGAATGAAAGATATTACATTCTCACGAATAATGTTTGGTTTCTTAAGATATATGAATTTAATCTTTTCACCATTACCAATTAGTGAATACTTACGATCAAGTTTATTCTTCTTAATGTAATGATTAAAAAGAAGTGCACCTCGACAATGTATTGGTGTTCCTTTCACATAGATGTCAGTATAGTTGTAATACTTTTTGACATTCGATACAGTGCGAGGAAATGCTATCTCTTCTGGTGGAAGTGTCTTGAACTTTGCACGACAATCATCAATAAATTTAATCACATCTTCTTCTGTACCATTCATCATCAACTTGAGTCCATCCTTAATCATGGTGCGACAAGGTGCAGGAGTTGATGACTTGACTGCCTCAATACCCATCATCTTAAGTTTAGGTTCTTCATAACGAACACCTTCACTATCCCATACATTTAAGATATATCTTTTCTTTGCTGTCCAGATGCCACGCTCTGCGATATTTTCTCGCTTCATAAACATCTTTTGGTCATAAGCATTTACATACGCGGCCAACGCTTCATAAGAACTCTCAATATACTTTTCAAATTCCATTTCACAGATCTTATTAAGGAACGAAACAATGCTTTCATTAGTTTTCTCTCGCCCTTCGTATACAGCATCAACCAAAGGGCCCAAGTTGAGGTAGATACTATCAGTATCACTAGCAATAACATAATCAACATCCTCCGTTTTTAAAATTTGATTAATCTTTTCATTCATTTTATTTTCGATCCACCGGATGGATACCTGTCCGGATAGAGTGATGGCTTCTGCGTTCGCAAGTTTATAATAACGAAAGTATTGATTACCAATAGCACCATAAGCAGAATTGAGTTGTATCTTCCGTGCCATTTGGATATTGTTGCACCTTGATATCTCTTTTTCAAGTGCTTTTGTTTTTTTCTTTTCATACTGTTGTTTCGCCTCCAACATTTTCTTTTTGTAAATGGTTCGATCTTTATAGATCTTTTCCATCAACTCTGGCAAGAATCCACGAATATCTTTTCGATACATTGCTCCGTTCGCACAGATAGCATTATCCTTATACATCTCAAATGTAACTTCTTGATTCAAAATCTTATCTACTCCCGAATGTGGATGTCTTGTATCAAGTAAAGTTTCGGGTGAGATATTATACTGCATAATTAAATGCGGATACAGAGAATTAAGATCAAAGGAAACAACCCAATCATACTTTCCGGGAATTGGTTCTTTTACATATGCACCTTCATACTTTTCAGACTTATTTGATCTTTCTCTGGGCGGTATGACAATATTTCTTTTCTTAAGATAATTGTATATGATTGTGTCCCACATACGAACTTGTGAGAATACATCAACATAGTTTGCCTTTGCGTCATAGGC